CAGTCATGCGAGCACCGAGCTGTTGCAGAACAGTTCCGGCTTCTTTTGCTGTCCTCGTGAATACCGCGGTCTTCGCATTGGCAATGATCAGTATGTCGCCGAACAGACTCCAAACCTTCGGCGCAACCGCTTCCTCAAGCTTCTGCATACTGCCGGTTAGCGGATAAATACTCATGTTCAATGCATGCGTTGTTATCCACAGAGATTTCATGGACCTAGAGATGTCCATGACAGTACCGATAGACGCAGCACCGAACGCGATGAATGCAGCACTTGCCGGGATCAGTACAGCAGCAGCCTCAAGGATAGATTCGCCTATTAGGTGGAGCCCTCCGATCGTGCTGACAAACGGTATACCCTTCAGAGCTCCGGCAAATAGCGGAATCTGCCTGTTCATGCGACCAAGCCAGCCCCAGGCACCTCCAGCCCAGAAACCTAGTCCTCGGAATCCCCCTCCGGCATTGTCAGCTGACCTTCCAAGACTGTTCAGTGAGGCACTAACCTTGGCTCCGCCAACATCGCTCAACTTGCGTGCTGTGTCCTCGGCTGTCTTCTGGAACAACTTCATCTTTGCCAGTGCAGAAGCAAAAGCTGCACCAGTTAGATCATCCGCAGTGATCGTGATGTTTACCTCATTAGCCATATTCTTCGCCTCCTTCCAGTGGCCTACCGATTTCCACGATCTTCAGCATGCGGATGATATCTGCGTCCTGGTCGAGAACACCTCCCTCTTTGGGTAGACAATGAAACCTGTCACAGAGACCGATAACTGTCTCTGCTTCTTCTAGTTCCCAAGGCTTTCCGACGACGTCCCCAGACCGAGTGACTCTTCCTCCGAAGTCCCTCCAGAGTTCGATTCGGTCTTCGAGGGATTTGGGACGTTCACCATCGCGATCTGCCAGGCGTTGATGAGCTGTGCGATGATCGTGCGTTCTTGGGAGTCAACGCCGTCTCTGCTAGTAGGAATGGGCTGCCCGGCCAAGTCCTCTAGATCCCACGACACGAGGTGGTCACTGAACAGGTTGAGGATCAGGTCGTTGTCGTCGAGGTCCTCGGCTGTGACACCGGCGTTGTCTCCACTGCGGACAGACGCCCTGAGCATAGCCGCATTCTCCTTGATGGTGCAGCAGCTCATGCGAACGTGCAGGCCGTCGAGAGCCGTGCCATCGAACGTCAGGTTGTAGATGGTCGGCTGCGGTCTGAATCCCATATCACTTCTCCTTCTCTTGTTATGCTTAGCTGCCCATACCTTCAGGTCTGGCCAGTACTCTACGCCCACACCGGAACGTTTCCGTCGGCGAGGCTGGCCGGAACCTGCCAGGTCAGTTCCGCGGTGTTTGCTCGTGTGATCTGATAGTCGGTGATCAGGCAGTTCACCGTGATGATAGGCGTGGTGGTGACAGACGTTGGTGCGATCGACACGGACCGAGTAACGGAGGTACCCGTCACCGTGCTGAACACTGAGTGACTCAGGTTCGGGTCGTTGTCGAAGATGCCGTTGAAGGTGACCGTGAAGTCCGTCAGAAGCAATAGGCGCTCGTTGGCGAACTTGTTCATGCCGGTCGTGTCCTCAAGACCACGAGGAGTTGAGAACGTGTAGTTGGTGATGTCTGTTCCGATGTCCCTGTAAGTGGTTGCAGCGTCCGTGACCTTGAGAGTCCCGCTGAGACCAGTGAGCTTCGGCATGTGTCATTCCCTTCAGTAATTCATTTTGGACAGATCGAGCAGTTTGTTCTGGTTCAGCCCAAAATCCTCGACCCAGTGCTCAATGCGGTCGTGAATTCGATACCTGCCGGTAGGGTTGCCTCGCCAGTCTCCGTCAGCTACGTACAGTCGCGGAGGTCGTCCTATAGGGACCCGATGAGAATCCCAGTCCATGCAGATAGTTCCGGGCTTGTAGATGAACTTCACAAGTTCCAGCGAAACCCGTTGCATACTGTACGTGCGCTTCTTGTCGTGCGTCAGGAAATGATATTGCCGCCGACCCAGATCGGTAGACAAGTCCACGGTCGTGACAAATCCGTATTTCCAGCCAATGCACTCGTACTCTTCGCACGTGGCCTTTCGGAAGTGAGAGCGAGGCGGAGCTAGCACAGAGTACGACTTATATAGCTCCACTCCGCCAACAGGAACGGGATGAGCACTAGCAGACTGTAGCTGAAACATCAGAACACCACCCCAGCCACCGGGTTCTGGATGAAGTTGACTGCGATGATCGCCTGCGTGAATGTCCCGGCAGTCACCACTTTCAGGAACTGGTTCACGGTCGTGACGTTTGAGGTTGCTGCACGATAACCTTCGATCAGGGTCTGACTACCGAAGTCCAGCAGTGTCGTGTACGAACCACCCGAGGTAGTGGCATGAGTGATCGTCACCTGGACATTCGTGCCGACCAGCTCGATAATGTGCAGATACGCCTGGCACCCGAAGGTTGAGCCTGCCCCCTGGTCAAAAAACGGTCCTGTGAAAGGACCATTATCAACACGAGGTCCATTGGTGAGCTGCTTGCCCCACTCCAGACCGAAAGCATTGGCCATCCAGTCAACCTTCAACGAGATATTGCCGTTGGCGTCACGGGTGGGATCGTAGTTGGTCTGCTTGGCGACCATGGATGCCGCTGGCTGGCCAATGCTCGGGCCGGGAGTTGCTCCCTGGAAATAGCTGCAGATCGTGTCTGCAGAAGGCAGGGTTGACAGAGCGTCGTGCTCCGTTCCTAGCGAACGCCATACCCAGGTCGGCGCAACTGTATACGTCAGCGTGATCGTACCGAATGCAGGAAGCGCATACGTGCCTGCACCAGAACCGACCGACGTGCCGTTGATCACGACGTTGGTCATGGTGCCGCCGGTGATTGTCACGCGGACAACATAGGGGAATGTGCTTACCAGAGGAACTGTCGTGGCCGGAACACCTGGCGAAGCAACGACAGGGAAGTTCGTGTCCATGAACACAGTTGCGCTGACAGCTCCGTCACGCTTGCCCTTGAGCCGCGCGTGCGCTCGCTGCGTCATGGCTGTCGCGTCCAGAAGCTGAAGCGGCTGACTGATCTTGTCAAGTGAGGCGACGTCGCCTGACAGATCGAAACCATCTGCGTAGAAGTTGTCGCCTAGACCTGTGACCTTCGGCATTACTTCACCTCACCTAGCATTGCTGACTTTACATGTCCGACCTTGACGCCGGTATTGACATAAACCGGGAAACTTGAGATAGCTGCCCTGATGCAGAATGACACGTCTTCTCCGAAGTCCCGGCCTGCGATCACACCTTCGCGAAACCAGCACCTTTCTCCGGCCGAGTCCTTCTTGATCGTCTCGAACACGCTGCGATGCACGAGCAAGAATCCTGCACCGACGCTGAACACCCTGACGACCTGGTCGTCCGTGATGTTCTCGATCGGATGAATGTCCAGCTCTTCGTCTTCGCTCATGTTCACGTAGGCGGCAGGTATCTTCTGACCGTCCTCGAAGATGTAGTACAGGGCGCTCATGATCGGACGATGGATAGGGTCAGCGTCTTCCAGCAATCTGGACACCGCATCAGTAGCAAACACGATGTCGGTGTCGACAGTACAGAGCCACTCAAGGTCGTAGGTGAGGAACTGCTCGACCAGGAGATTTCTACCGAGCGCCAGTAGCGGCCCGGCTGAGGAAGAGATGACTCCGCCGATTGCAGGATCGCACTTAGGCCCCGACACGGCGTTGAGCACTGATCCGAGGAATTCAACACGACACGTACCCCCGCTCGTGTATCCTAGCATCACTGGACCTTGCATTACGTCGCTCCCTGCACGAACATATCGTTGACGACCACTGGAATCACTATTGTCATGACCCGGAACATCTGTCTGTCGATCTCTACGTATCCGGCCTGAGCAGAAAGAGAAGTTCCTGTCATCCCAAGAAGATCGACATTGCGAACTCCTGCGTCTCCGCCGAAGTTGAAATCTGCTGTTATGGCTCCTATAAGATCACAGGTCGCCGCTGTTATATTCGGATCGATCATGTCGTATGGTTGTTGCCTGAAGTTCGTGTAGAGCCTCGAATTGAGCACAACTACTCCTGTAGTTGCTCCCATGCCTGATCCCGGCCTATACGGTAGGATCGTATGAATCCAAACAGAACACGAGATACCATTACCGGGAGAGTTCTTCGGCTCATGCTGATTAACATGGTCAAATCGGCCGCTGGCCAGCGCGTAGCTGACGACCTTGTCAAAGACCGTCATGACAGCAGCATCGTTGAAGTTCACCAGTGCCGCAACTCCTCGGCCAGATTGCGAAGTTCTTCTGCTAGTATGTCTGAAAGTGCTCCTGCCAATGCTGAAGCTTCCGCATTGCCCCTATGGTTTGCATCGTGAATCTGAAGCTGCTTAAGAAGACGGCGCTTCACGCGCTCTCTTCCAATGTCGGAGCTAAGCTCAGTTGCTCTCTCCATAAGAGCAGCCTCTACCGGAACTAGTGAAGCATCCAGGAACTTCTTGCCGATTAGATTCCGTGGCTGGCTCATCGCGGCTGCACCGTTCCTTGCAGAAGACGACCGCCCATGACAGACTTCTGCTCAGCTGTCATCTCTTCGACTTCGATGTGCTCCATGCACGCCGGAATTGTCACGCATGCCATGACTATCTGGCCCGCCATGACCTGCTGCTGCCAGGACGCCACAAGAGTGATCGCGTCGCTGATAACAGGAGCGGGAAACTGCTCCGGTATCTTGCCCAGATTTTGATCGGCGAGAAATTTCTTGTGAACTGCGACGCACTGTAGGCACTTGAAGTCCATTTTGTCTCCTAAACATTCATGGCGGTGAGATAAGGAGGAAGTTCGCGTTCAGCAATAATGCCAGCTTCTCCAGTTTGAAGATTCTGAGCAATCTTACGAAACGTGAAATATCCGGGAAATCTTCTCGGCGGCGGATTTCTTCTGTGAGGCCACACTATCAAGTTTGCTGGATCTGTACCTTCAATCCATGCTCCGTAGAGAATGGGAGTGTCAGTGATAAGTGTAGCATTCGGACTTTGATGCTCTGTATGTATTGAAGCTTGCAAAGCTCCGGCGTTTGCAGGTACAGGATTGAACGCCGGAGTTCCTCCGTGATGCCCGAGATACATATACTGGGTCGGTAGATAATTCCTGATCGAAGTAACGCCGACATCCCCAACAGTGTCAATTACATGCTGCTTATAGCGAGAGATCTCCCTCTCAGCCATTCCGTCAACAATAGACCCGTGAATATTGATGTGCAGCATGATGCTCATATCGCACGCTTCCTAATCTTGCGCACATACTTGGAGTCACCGAAGCGTTGACGAAGGTCAAGCAGCCCAGCTCCAGCTATCTGCTCAGCAACCGCAAATCCACCGCGATTTACAGACACGATCTTGGCCGGTGCACTAGCTCCGCCGTATGCTCCGGGCTCTTGAGTGATCCATACCTCGGCCTCCGCTATAGCAAGCTGCCGGACAAGACCAGGAACGGCGTTGACTGTCAGCGGAAGATTGATCGAATGGATAGCCGCAGTCGTGCCTAGCTGGCCCCGGAGCACGCTCAGAACGCGCCTGGCCCATAGGGTACCGCCAGTGTGCCCGGCCAAGATGCTAGCGTCCCAGGCCCTCTTGACAACCATCGTGTTTCCCATGATCTGCAATATAAGGATCCACTCAGCGTCTACCATTAGAACTTCACCGGCAGTGAACTTTGTCCCGTCAGATACCATCAAGATGTTATCCTGCGCTGACGCATTTGACAAGCCAGAAAACGAGACAGTAGTGTCAACGAAAGCGGAGTCTGTCACGATCATGCGCTCGGTGCCAGCGATCAGCACGTCTCCCACCCCGACAGAGACACCGTCAGAAACTGTTGCGGTTGTGTCGACAGCGGTCATGGCAACGGCCAGAGTTCCGGCGGGTCGCGTCTTTGTCCAGTAACCGAACGTTCCGGTAACTCCGATATCCAACTGGGGAGTCTGTCCAGAACCGAAAGCAACATTGAGATCGCGCCGAAGCTCAAAGTTTGTGAACGGCGGACCCGTGTTGACAGGCTGGAATATAACTGAGGTAATCGGAATCACTATGGGGACGGGCAGGAAAGTTCCTGTAACAATCTGTGTGGCCGGTGCAGCTAGCTCCATGTCCCCTAGCCAGATTCGCCAAGGATAGGCTAGCGAATAGTTAGGCCAGTCAAACTTCGCAGTCTTGTCTTCAGGATAGAACCTACGCTGAGCAGCACTCTCAACAGCCTCTGCCGCGGACACTATGGCGCGGTCAACCTGGTCGTTGGTATAAGACGCCAACTTGACGTCTAGTGCTCGACGCACTTGTTCTCGCGTGCAGTAGCACGCCCTGTCAACTATCACTGCCCTTACCCTCGCTGTCTTGGCGCTCCATTTTCAGGAGAGGCTGCGAATATTAAATTGTGGACTTGCTATTACTTCTTGTCCGCTTTCTTGCTAGGTGCCTGCGGCCCCGGATCAATGGCGGCAGCAGTGACCTCGTTCTCCCCCGCCAGAGAGTCAGGATCACCGGCAGCATCCGGGGTCGCAGGCACGTCTTCTTCGGCGGGAAGCACCGTGGCGGAAACCGCACCGTCCTCAGGACGTGGTGCCTGGCACTGAGGACAGTACGGCAGACCCAGAATGCCTTGACATCCGCACTTCGTGCAATCCCACATGTTCTTCTCCTATCGGACCAGGAAGCCTCCGCCGCCTGGATCAGCTTCGCTTGCCTCTGCTTTTGGAACTAGAGCCGCCGCTGTCCTCCGAAGAGGGCTGCTGGCTCTGCTGGTCGGATCCAGTCCCTTGGGTACTGCCAGCCGTCGAAGATGCAGAAGAGGACTCCGGGATCTGTGATTGACCCGGCGCTAGGGACTGGTCCTTGCCGGAGAGGTTCTCCGCATCGGGGACAGGCGACTGGAGGTCGTTCGTTGAAATCTGTCCACTCTTGTCTGGCTTCGTCTCGGATTGCGAGGAGCTGGTCCCAACTGATGGCGATACCTCCGCATCTTCCTCGTCCTGCCTCTGCTCCAGATCGGCCGCAGCAACAGCCTCATCCAGCCTTCTCTTCTCAGCAACGCTTACGGGCTGATTCGCGCTAACCGAACCGTCCTCTTCGAGCGACTGGCCAAGCTCGTTGGTGGGACGGAGATCAACCGGCCGCTCCTCTTCTACGAGATGGTTGGTGAACCCTGGGTTATCCTCGGTACCGTAAGCCTTTGGCACGACCTTCTCCCTACTCGTTTGGAACGACGCCACCGGGCTCCTGGCCCTCGTTTGCTAGCTGATCATCGGACTCGGTCGCGATCTCGCCCGGGTCAAGAATTACGCCCTGATTGGTTGTAATTGTCGGCATAACTTCCACGACCTTTTTGTTAGATCCCACTTCTTGTTGACCGCGTCATAGACAGCCCCATCGTTCGTGGCTGCCGTGTTCTGCGGAGTGTCGAGAGTCACTCCGGTCTGTGCGTTAGTCTTCGGCATAGCCTGTCATCCTTCCTAGGCCGCCGTCACGACTGCCGCTTGATCATACGGCATGTATGTTATCGACCATGTAATAGCGCCGGTTGTACTCGCGTTCGTTGTCACTGTAATTACCCCGGCCGACACGAGGGCTAGTCCGCCCTGCGAAATCTGCCCGAGATAGAAAGCCCCAGAAAGACCGCTAGCCAGCACGCCACTCGCGCCACCAACAACGAGAGCTCCTGCTGCCGGAGGAACCAGAACGGTCGTGCCAACTGGGGAGCTTGTGATAGCCGTGGCTGTAGCTAGCGCCGTAGGTGCTGACGCTCCGCCAGTAGGCGTAACTCCAACTGAGAGAGTGGTGGCCGCGCCGCCGATCGGCGTCACCGAAACGATGCCGAGCAGGCTCGTCAGAAGGATGCGGCCACCACTCACGTTGAAAACTGTCTGAGTTGTGGTTTGCGGAATGGTCTTTGAAGCCCCAGATACCAGCAGGCCGAAGAGCGCTTCCCGGAGTTGAATCCCGGTCGGAAATACTGACACCTGAGTCTCCTTTCTAGCTGTTGGTGACCGACGGCGTTGCGCCGGACTTGGCGTTGAAGAAAATCGGCATCCAGCACAGGATCCACGTGATCGCCATCGTGTTGGTCGCCGCGGTCGTGATCGTGATGGTCGTGTTGGAGATCGTGAAACACGCCAGCCCGCCGGTTGCACTGTTCGCCACGAGCGGAACCGGGAGTGCGCCGCCTATCGGCTCCGGCAGCTTGAACACCGACCCGACCGCCTGCGTGGTGAGAGGCGCAGCAGGAGCCGCAGACAGCGCTGCGGCCTTTCCGGTGTACCCGACCGTCGGGCTGACACCAGTTGCCGAACCGACCGTAGACACCACGCCGACGAGCGAGGCCTGAATTGACCCCACGACCACGAACAGGTTGCCTGTCGTGCTAGCCGGAAGGACCTTGCCGAAGTTGACGTTGACCTGACCGAAGCCGTTCCGGCCGTGCTGGACAACGTCCCTGACCGCGAATCCTCGCGCGGTTGAGCTCATGAGTCCTCCTAGACCGCGCTCAGGATCGCGAGGTTCTCCGGCTTGCGCTGAACGGTCAGGTCGTGCAGGATCGCCATGCCGATACCAGAGCCGGTCACCGTGCACTTGATGTAGGTGTACGGGTCAGGGAGCTGCGAGCCGTACACCGTGAACACCGCTGCTGTCGCCGTGGTCAGCCCGGCAGTCGTACCGAGCGTGAACGTAGACGCCGCAGTGATGTTCGCCCTGGCCCATGCAGTCGTTCCGGTCGTACCTGTCGACCAGTAGACCCTCGTGATCGGGCTGAGAGCCGGCGTGAAGAACGACGCTACCTGATACGTACCCGCGAAGGACGTAGCGTACGTGAGTGTCGGCACCGCGGTCGCGCCGGTGATGACGAAGGTGACCGCCGAGCAGTCCTTCAGCTTGATACCGGGACCTGCCGTGATGACAGGCACGACGTTGAACAGCCTGCCGAGGCCATCCATTCCAGCCATTTCGTTTCTCCTTGTCCCTCGGGGGCGTTACTGCCCGAGATTAACCTGCTAGCGAGATGCTAGCTGGACGAACGGGGTGAGCGTGTTCGCACTGTTGTTGTGAGGGGTGATGGCCGACTGAATCCACGGCCTGCCGTCCAGGCGCTCGATGACGCGGAAAGCCGTCTTGTCGTTCTGGAACTTGTAGTGCTCCGAACTCATGGACTGCATCATCTGCCGGTCGCCCACGAGGTAATACGCGAGGTCCACGAAGCTGATGTCGCCAGTGGTCCCGAGCGCCGGGGTCTTCTCGGTGAAGTACACCGGACGTCCGAGAATCGTGACCGGAGGAGTCGCCGTACCCGGGTTGGTGTAGTTTCCCATCCAGACCGGCCCGCCACCCGTGCCCACGGACAGCGCCATGGTGGCGAGCTCGGGGAACGTGTCGATGGAGCAGATCCAGACCGCGCGACCCAGCGCCGTCGGGAGCATGCGGGCGTACATGCCTACCACGTTCTCCCACACGATCGTTGCAGAAGCCTGACCTGCCTGCGCAGCGACCTGAACAGAAGCCGGGCAGTTGACGAAGCCCAGCGGCTCGCCGACGCCCGTGCCGGTCATGAACGCGATGTCCTCGAACCACGCGATCGCACGCGGGAAGATGGTGTCGAAGAAACTCCCGAACGCCGGGGCGTCTGCCAGGAGCTCGTTCGGGACTTCCGCATACCCGGTCAGCTTCTTGGCGTCCAGTACGACCCGGCCGAAGCTCGCCTGCGACTCAACGAGCTGCGCCGCTTCCTCAGTCCAGTAGCAGACCACGCCGCCGAAGACCGAACTCACGTTGCTCGTGGTGTCGATCATGGGGATCGGTACCCGCAGGCTGTCCATGGGGATGACCTGAGCCCTGGGGCGGACGACGGCGTCCTCGAGAGCAACCTGGAGGATCTGAGACCGCAAAACCTCCGGAATGAGGAAACCGCCGTCCGCCGGAACCTCCGAGCCGAACGAGTTCTGGATCTGAAGCGCGGCTGAACGCTTCTTCCCAAGCTGCTGGGAGTTCTTCAGCGTCTCGTATCGGGGCCAGATGGCCTGGAAGAACTCGGAGGTGGACTCGAACATGCAGCCCTGCGCACCGTCGGCATTGCTGGTGTTCTTGAGTTCCTTCTCCAACTTCGCACCGTAGCTGTTCGCGTTGTAGGCCGCGCCCTTGCCCATGCTCACCTTGCGGGCGTCGAACCGAGGCGTCTCGGTGGCCGCGTTGCTGAAGTTGAGCCGGCCGTTGCCCATGCCGTTCTCACGCATGAAGTCCGCCAGGCCGAGCTGCACCTGCTCCTTGATCTGCGCCTGGAGATCGCGGTCCTTGTCGACCGTCATGTGGGCGTACGCCTTGATGAACTCCTTGAACTTTCCCTGCTCGCTCATCATCGCCTTGACGTTGCTGGCGTCGCCGAGAAATGCCTCCAGCTCTTCAGGCTTGGAAGGGATGGTAACTGTCGGTGCCATGCTAGCTCTCCTTTCAGAGCCTGAGAGAGGCTGAGAACCTCTCGATGTCTTCGTCGCTCAGCCCGAACGGATTGCTCGAGCTGTTGTCCGGGCTCCAGTCCGGGTTGATGGTCCGCATGTGACCTTCGAGATGCGACTTGGCCGCGCTCTCATTCGTAAGACCCTGAGTGCCCGACAAGCGAGACAGAGCGTTCCTGACGCCCGCCGCGTTAGGAGCGTCTCCGGGGTGATAGTGATGCGGAAGAGCATGCGCCTCTGCCGTGCTGGGGTCTCCGCTTCTCTTTCCGGCGCAGATCGAGCCGTAGAAGGATGCCGGATTGTCGCTCTGAGCCGCGTTGTGCATCGCACGACTCGCGTCCCAGGGACTGTTGTCGACCGAGGCGTTGCGAATGTCGACGAGATTGCCGTCCACGAGTGGCCTGCCAGGCACGGACTGAATCTGCCTGCCCTGGTCGTTCCAGTGACTGTGATCGGTATCCGTCTCCGGCCTAGAGTCGTCGTCGCCGTCACCGTCGGGATCCCACGGACCCGCCTGAATCGGCTGCCTTGAACCCGGAGGCAGAGTCTGACGACCCGAGGCGTGGTAAACGGACATGTCCCACTTGTCGTCTGGCTGCTTGATCCGTCGGCCTGCGCCCGAGTCTATGAGCCGATCGGCCAGACCTTCGTTGATGCACTCGTCCGCGTCGTACCAGGTCTCAGCCTTCATGACTTCGCGGAAGTAGTTGATCGGCTTGCCCGTGTGATCGCTGTAGATACTGGCGATGTTATTGCTG